ATACGTAGTTTACGTAATTTATTTATACGCTCTGCTTTTAGGGCAGAATTACTTAATTTTGGTACTTTTGCTAATACTAATGCTCCTATTTGTACAACAGCATCTGCATTAAATACAGGCATCATTGTTTCTTTATCATAAAAGAAACTATGTCTTTCAGGATTAAATCCTACTTGAATCCACTCAGGATCATTAATATATTTTTCAGCTAAAGCAAATGCATCTTTATCAGAAAAATCTTGCCATTCACCTTTCATAGTTGCAAAGGGGGTTTTAGTTTGTGTAAATTCTTGAGGTACTCTTTCGCCTGTTTCTTTATCTAAAACTTTTTTAGTTTTCTTTGCTTCAGTAGCAATATCAAGGGCTAATTTTTTAGCTCCTTTATTAGTCATATCAAAATTTACATTTTTTAAAACGGCTGTTCTTCCGTACAATTTACCTTTTTCTTTATCTACAATACTTGTTACCCAAATATCGTGTTCATTATATGCAGGTATATCTAAACGAGAACTTACTACATTGCCTTTTTCTAAGCTACTATTTAGTCCTAAAATTCCACTATCTGATTTATCTTTAGTTAATGCGCCTACAACTTGTTTAAAATTAGGCATCATTGTTTTTAAGTCTTCAGGCGTAAAAGATGTAGCAGGTTGGTTTTCTCTAATATATTTTCTATACTCAGGACCAGACATAATACCTGCCTGTAAATTTTGAGCTTGTTTTGAAAACTTTCTTTGTTTTCTACGTTTACTTTCTTTTTTAGGTACTTTATTTTCTTTTTTCCAATTATCTATAGCTTCTTTATTGCCTAACATTTCTGTAGCTTCGTCTGTTAAATCATCTATTATTGTAGGCATTTTAATTGGTGTATCTTTAACTACATCAGGCAAATCTAAAGACATTTGTTTATTAATATCTTTAGCTTTATCAGCAGCTTTTATAACTGTTTTGCTAAGTTTAGTTAATAGACCCATTTTGTAGTACCTCTTCCCTAAGTAAAAGTAATCTGCGTAATGTATGTATTGCGCCTTGCGCTCTATAGACTATAACACTTTCGTCTGTTTGTTCCATAGACCGTTGCTGTTGTTTAATTAAGTCCTCAACATAGTTATTGAATTGGTCCCATTCCTGCTGGTTGACCACCAGCGGCTTGAGGTTGTTGAGTAGGTTGTTGTGCATTTCCTGTAAATCCTTGTTCTCCCGGCGCAGGTACTCCACCTGTACCTATCGTCGCTCCACCTACGCCAGATGCGTCTACTGGTGGCTGTCCACCCTGCGGTGGCTGGGGCTGTTCCTGTTGAAAGCCCTTCATCATTTCTGCTTGCAGTGCAGCTTCATTCATATTGTTTGTTACTTTGTCTGGGTCAAGATCAAGAGACTTTGCAATCTCACGAATAATATAATCAAACTTAGTAAAGGGTGCCAGTGATGGTGCGGCTGCAATCTGCATAAACTGTGTAAGGCGTTGACTGCGTACCTCATTAGCCATAAGACTTTCAGTACCACGTGCCTTAACTTCCAAGTCACCCTTAATGTCAGGGTCAAAGTCAAACTGCATGTTAAACCTAAACAAACCCTCACCCAAAGGACGCAGTAGATAGTCATCAATGTTTTTAACTACAGACTTAATACTTCCCTGTGCTGCACCCATAAGCATACTAATGCCTGATGCAGTTCTACCTACACCTGATACACCTGTTTGACCATGTGCAAAGCTAGGAAAACCTGTGCTTTCATCTGCAAGTACACGTGCCTTATCAAACAGTTGCAAGTTCTCACCTGATACATTAGGAAACTTAGTACCAAAGATAGCCTGTCCCGGTGCGCCACCTTGACGCCTAAAGACCTTGCCGGGATACAATGACAAGTCTTGACCGGGAACTAGGTTTGTTTCATCAATCTCTATAAGTAAATTACCCGACAGTACAGCATTATCTACAGCCATACGCATAAAACCATTCATCAATGTTTGAGTATCGTCCATGTTTTCGGCAATACCAACACCAAAGAAACTATAGGGATTGAGTTCATACGGGGCAGCATGATACGGTATACATGCAGGTTTAAATGGATTAATTACCATACGTAGTAACTTACCATTACATACCCACACATTAGCTTGTAGTTCATCTACTTCACTAAGCTCTGAGGGAATGTCTACTCCCTGTTCTTCTAGGAAATCTACATCTACCATACCCCAGTACTCTAGTACCTCATAGCGTTCTACACCATGATCAGGTGCATAGTCAGATAGATCGTCTTCCCAAAATTCTTTATTATAATTCTCACCAAGTTGTATTGCTTCATCAATTACATTGTCTCTAAAGAAAGGACGTTTCTTAAGTTGACGTAACTGTGATCGTGACATCTTGTGACGTTCAATTACATACTGTGCTTCATCCATATTGTTTGCATCTGGATCAGGGTAAAAGTTCCACACAGATACATGAGATACCTGTGGTACTGTTTTAATAGTAGGGTTATACTCACCGTCATCATTCCAATGTGGATACTCTTTGTCAACAGCAAACGGACCCTTCATAACACCAGTGCCAAACAATGCCATTTCAAATGCAGTATTACGTAAGTGTTTACTTGCGTTAGATTCTTCTAACTGATCCTGTATTTTCTTCTGCATTTTCTTTGCAGCAATCATAGCAGGACTAAACGTAACGGCGGTAGGTGTCATACCTGTGCCATTCTTTAAACCATCAATGCCTTTTAGTTTATCTGTAAGTGAACCTAGCATTTCGCCCAGTGTCTTACTTGTAGCACCTTTAGCTAGTTCTTTACCGTCACCCTTATATCCATACGGAGTTACAGGATCATTTTCTTCTGACTCTTTAATCTGTTCAGGTTCTTTAGGATCAAAGTGTACATCTGCTACTACACCCTCTGGTAATTCAGTAGGGTCTACTGTCAAGGGAAACTTATTGTTAGCAAACATAATAGACTCAAGCTGTTGATATGCAGCTAATGTTTTTGTTTTAGTAACCTTAATAAAAACTCTTGACTTTTCAGCTTCTGTAAACTGTACGTCAGGACCATAGATACCACGGTAGTTTCTGTATGCAGCTAACCAACGTTGTTCGTCTTGATTACGGTAGTCCTCTGCACGTTTAAAACGTCCCTCAATGTAAGGAATAATATTATTGGTTTGATAATCGTCTATAGAAGACTGCTCACTATCTTCTAGTACTATTGATTCGTCTTCAATGAATGTATTATCTTCGTCCATTTATATTTCCTTAATATCCAAAAGTTGAGTCTGCCATAGGCATACTATTCTGAGGTACACCCCTACTGTCGTAGTCAAATATACTAAAGCGTGGTCGAGACATTATACCATAACGTAATGCATCATACAAGTGATCTTCTGCATGTGTATCAACATCTTCTGGATTCTTTTTATCCAATGGTATTGCAGGTAATTGCGAGATAGTTTCAGTACAAGTATTAAAGAATACCATACGTGATTCCTCTGTAAACTCATCTACCTGTAAACGTCTGTGTATTTCGTTCTTACCAGCTACACGTGAGCCTTTGCTCCTATCTGATGGACGCCAGCGACAGCCCCTCATAATCATTTGTTCTGCTAGGCTAGGGCCAGTGTCACCACGTTTGTGCCACAGTGATGAGTCAAGTACTCCGTAACGCATGTTACCATCACCAGCCTCTGCCTCAAGTACCATGTCAGCTAGGTCTACTGCAAGTACCTTAGATACATACAGTTCTCTGTACACTACCAACTGCTCACTAGGACTAACCGCAAACCAAAGGACTCCTGTGTAACTTCCGTAACCGTAATCGCAAGCTCTAAACTTAACCCAGTTATTAGGAATTTCAAAAGGCTCAATGACATGATCGTGTCTATTAAACTCAGTGAAGGCAGCACCTTCTTTAATGTCCCAATCACCGTCTAGTAATTGCCTACGTTGTTGCTCTGGTAGTGACAAAAGCATTGCTTCATAGTCACCATGTTGCGACAGGTACGGATTATCTTTTAGTCTTGCAGGAATAAACCTACGTTTAAACAATGGCCTACCTGCTTTAGCATGTCCTGCAGGATACTTTAACGGCTCACCTGTTTCAATATCTGTAGCAATAAATGACTTACCTGCAGGTGAAGGGTCAATAAACATTTTTTTAACCCAAGCATGTCCTCTGCCACCGGGGTTTGTAGTGGCTCTCATACAAAGAGGTAACTCAGAGTCTGCTGATCTCAAACGTGATCTCATATAATTCCAAGCAAAAGGTGTAGCCCATTGGGTAAGTTCGTCGAAACCAATCCAACTAAATGCCAATCCTTGATACTTAGTAACATCCTGATC